TCCAAACCCAGCTCCACCACGTGCCGAAGATGCCATCGAAGGCACGAACACATCTAGGACGGAGAACGTAGCAGCAGCGGTGAGTGCGATAATGGCAACTTCCTCAATATTAAGGGACTTCTTAGGGATGGCATAGGCAGCAAGAGCAACCATGATACCCTCAACGATGTACTTGATTGCTCTCTTGACGAGTTCGTTTAAATCAAATCCAGACATTATATATTATAACTAAATATAAAAATATTAACTTAATACAAAAATACTTAAACAAAATATTCGTCTAAATAATATAATGTCTAACTTCGAAAGAAAACAGTTGGATAATGGTGATATTAATCCTAAATATATCGACCTATGTGATGAAGATCCTCCAATTTCCGGACAAAAATTCGTCTGTATGTCGTTCGTATCTCCTGAAAAAATTTTAAAGCAACGAGAACTTTTTGCTTTTGAACGCTTTGTTAGTGAATGGGATTTTACAAAATCTATGACAAAAATGAGTGATTTTGTTAATTTTGTTGCCTATAAATATAATCTAAAGGTTGCTGATGCCCTAAATGATTTTAAAGAGTTTGTGAAAGAGGAACACGCTAATTTAAAGAACTGTGATTTAGATGATGAATACAAGAGTTTTATGGACAAAAATGAAGATACTATCAACGAAGAATTTAATACAAAACACGAATTTCAGACATCGGTTCGTGGTCTTAAGTTACGTGGTGTTTTTAATACACAAGAAGAAGCGGAAATTAGGTGTAAGAAAATTCGTGAATTCGACCCTAACCACGACATTTTTGTTGGTCCAATCGGTATGTGGATCCCGTGGGACCCAGACGCATATAAAACTGGTCGCATTGAATTTATGGAAGAAGAACTAAATCAACTTCATAACGAAAAAGCTGTCAATGAAAGTAAGGCTAAAGAGGAGTTTGAGAGACGTGTCAAGGATACGAAAAAGCAAGCTATACAAGACAATATTGAAAAGGCTAAGGCGAGTGGAAATGTCCTTACACAAACCATGAATGATGAAGGAGATCTCATTGGTGTCAAAGACACAATCCAATTTGATGAACGTGAAGAAGCTGATAGCACCAGTGTGAACCTACGTAATGAGTTACTTCGTGATAGAGTTACTAATAATAATAAGTAAATTTACACCACTTAAACACCTAAACATCAAACATATATTTTGATGTTTACCTCTTTTGTATATTACCAATTGCTTTTTTTTACATTGGTTATACTGCCTTTCTTATTCTTTTTGTGTTTATTTGGATCATACGCTTCTTCCTCATCGTCTGAACCCATTCCCTTTGATATATCCCAGAATTCTTTTGAACCTAACTTAAACTGTGGATGGTTCTCTGCTTTATACCAGAAAATTTGGTCTGTCAATTTATTTGATTTGGAATTATTATTAATTACTAAACATTCATAGTTCTCAGTTGTGTTATCCATTACAGAACAAAATGATTCTAGTGTGGGAAACATACTAGCGTAGTTTTCCCAAATTCGCTTTCTATTTGTTAAATACGGCTCTCTCAAAATGAATACATAATCTATGTTCGTTCTTAAATTTGGTGGGATTCCTAAGGGATATTGCATTGTGATTATCAACATCACCTTCCAGTGACGACCGTTCATAAAAAGCAATCTCATCATTTTATCACGAGTCCACGATTGGTCGTATAAACAATCGTCCATAATAACAAACGCACGAGGATCAATCGAGCATTTGTTATATGTTTCTAATTCTTTTTTTACTTGTTTCAACACCGTTTTTTGTCGTCTTAATATATTTTCAATCAAAGCTGTATTATACTCATCATGTATAAATAATCTAGGAACATGATTCTTGTAAAATCCATTTCCTGCCTCTGTTCCCGATATAACGGTTCCTATCGGTATATCTTGATGATAATATAATAAATCTCTTACTAAAAACGACTTACCTGTGTCACGACGTCCAATTAATACAACAACCGGCCCTTTATTCTCATTTGGTTTAAATGTTATATCTCGCATATTAAATTTTCGTAATTCTAATGTCATATTTTTATATTTTAGAAAAACATTAATATTTATCTCTCTAAACGAAATAAACGTTTAGAAACCAACATTTTTATATTAAATACTAGTATATGTCTGGTTTTACACCCACCGATAATATTATTACTTTTAGAAAAGTAACACAGCATCCTGTAGATATAAACTTATTAAAAACACAATATATACAGAATTCTAATGATATTGAAAATGAATATAATCCATTTAATATACAAAATATTCAAAACTATCAACCGATCCACACATTATTTTTTAACATGAATAATGACAACTTTGATACATTTCAATTAAATCAAAAATATCATTTCAAAGACATGTCTAGTGTTTTAGATGTATCTGGTGATACACTTGTAACAGATGTATTTATTAAACATTCTCCTTTGATTGACCCAGTTAAATATATGATTGGTAAATATGACATATCGTCTAATTTATTTTTACAGTTACCTAAATTAAACTCTGATAAAAAAACATCGCTACCTAAATTGTTGTCGGTTAGCAACGCTTCTTATATCGATGGCTTTTTTAGTTTTCTGTCAAGTCGCCTTTTACACGAATGTAATTTTTCACATTCAATCGATTACTATGGCTCTTTTTTAACCATTCAAGATAAATTTAAATTTAATGTGACTGATGATTACGATTATCTTAACAACTCCAAATTTTTTGTAGGTAACATTAATAAATTGTTCAACATAACAACCAATCATAGTTATGGTTCATTTGACACTAGACGTAATAAAACAAAAATATCAGTCGGTGATGAAATAATAATCGATAATATATCTAATATTTTAGACAGTTCAACCAATAATATATCTAATATTTTAGACAGTTCAACCAATAATATATCTAATATTTTAGACAGTTCAACCAATAATATATCAAAAGTTTGTGATATAGATGAAATATACAATTGTGTAAATAATAATGATAGTAACAGCGATAGTAACAGCGATAGTAACAGCGATAGTAACAGCGATAGTAACAGCAATAGTGATAGTGATAGTGACAGCGATAGTAACAGCGATAATGATAGTGATAATGATAGTGATAATGATAGTGATAATGATAATGATAGTGATAATGATAGTGATAATGATAATGATAGTGATAATGATAGTGTTCGCACAAATAATAATGATGACGACAGCATTTTCATCCACAATAGTGATGGCAGCGATAGTGATTCGGATGATGACGGTGATAGTGGTAGTGATATTTCATCCCTAATGTCGAATGAAGATAATGAAATGTTTGCATATATTAACAATTTTCCAGTTCAAATGATATGTTTGGAAAAATGTCAAGGTACATTGGACGAATTGTTTGCAAATGAAAAAATTTATGATGATAATGGTGCTTCTGTGTTAATGCAGGTTATAATGTCGTTAATTGTATTTCAAAAAGTCTTTCATTTTACTCACAACGATTTACATACGAATAACATAATGTATGTAAATACGGAAATCGAATTTTTGTATTATAGATATAATAATGTCTATTATAAAGTTCCTACTTACGGTAAAATATTCAAATTAATAGATTTTGGTAGAAGTATTTACAAATTTAATGGAAATATGATGTGCAGCGATAGTTTCGCAAAGGGAGGGGACGCTGCCACACAATATAATTTTGGACCTGTATATAATAATAAAAAGAGTATCATTGAACCTAATTACAGTTTTGACTTATGTCGTCTGGGAACGTCTATATATGATTTCATAATAGATGATGTAAATATAAATGAAATGAATGAATTGCAGAAAACAATTTATAGATGGTGTTTGGATGACGAATCAAAAAATGTTCTGTATAAAAAAAATGGGGACGAAAGATACCCGGATTTCAAATTATATAAGATGATCGCTAGAAACGTTCACCAACATACACCAGCAAATCAATTGGAACACCAATTTTTTAGTCAATTTAAAATAAAAGATACAGAAGCAAATGACTGTATTATAAATATTGATGATTTTCCTTGTTACGCATGATAAGTTGTTCGAATAAATGTATATATTTGTAAATAAATACATTTAGAATTCTGGTTCTCCAGTAAACGCATGCATCGACGGTGACCCTGTGTATTCTCCAGCACCTAGCAATTCAGCAATTGGACCACTCATTTGAAAAAATAGAAATAATGTAACAAAAACACACCCTGACACTATTAGTGAATCACGAACAGTATGTTTCAGTATGTGGGGTTGTCTGGTTATGTATTTGTTTTCTAATACTTTCGATGAAAAATATAGCACTGTAATGACAACCGTTAAAAGTAGTGGTTTTTCCATTGTCTTATAATAAAATATAGAATATTTTTATGTTTCTTTATACGCATTAACCCAGTATTTCTACTACATCATTTATTGGAACAGTTTCGTTACTATTCATCATAGTATCCGTTTTAGTCATATCAAACACGTCCATTTCTCCTAAATTTAT